ATCCTTTCATATCTAACTTGTGTATATACATCTGTTCTCGTATTCTGCCAAGGTCTCTGTCTCTACCTTTGTGTTCTTCAAGTACCTGAACTCCTTTACGTAGGTACTTAACTGCTTTATCAAGTGGGTACTTATCAAGTTCCTTGTATAGTAGTGGATGTACTTGTTTTTCGTTTGTACCGTTTCTATACCTTCTGTACTTGTCTACGTGGTAGTTTATACGTGCTAGTATGTTTTGTGTAGTACTACCTACATAGAGTTTTCTGTTAGGTAGTTCTATAACGTATACTTTGGTGGTATCACCTTTACGCCAATCTTCTATACGTTGTACGAGTTTCTCTCTGTTTTCAGGGTCACTAAAATATGACTCTGATGTTCCATAGTAATAAGTAGGATTTGATTTCCTGAACCTCTTACCTTCTTTATGCATACACACCTTACAGGTATATTGTTTCCCATCAGGTGATGCTTTCATATTGTGGAATGCTACAAGTGGTTTGAGTTCTTTACACTTGTTACACGTTTTTACTGGTAGTTGTTCTGTTGTTTGTTGTGCCATAGTTTATATCCTCCGTTTGTATATAAGTATAACACAATTTTATTTTCGTAAATCTTGCCAGTATTCATCAAATAATTCCTCTGTCATCTTCATACTCTTTCTGTTCTTTTGTTCTGCTGATAAGTTTGTATTACTAACAAGTGTCTTAATACCATCAGTTTTATCTAAAAGTTTTTCACCCTTAACTGATCTACTATATCTACTATCTTTTTTTATATCTTCTTTCTTTGTACCTTGTGTACTTTGTGTGTATGTACTTTGTTTGTTTACCGGTTTTTCGGATGTCCGGTTTTCGGTATTACCGGTTTTTGGTAAATCCGAGATTGTGTAGTCATATCCACGTAATAAATTACCTTCCATTATCTTCTTTGTTGTAATATATCCGTGTTCTTCTAACCCCTTCCACGCAGTATAAAACGCGTTTCTACCAAGATTTGTTTGTTTATAGAACTTGGTTTTTATGTAATACCAATCATCAGGCATTGAAAGTAAATGCACTAACAATGATTTCTCGTTTGGTGTTAGTTCAGTTGATTGTAGTATGTCATTAGGAATAATGCAGAAGTTTTTGCTTCTATCTGCATCACGTATTATTCGTGATTTGTTATACATCTTCATAGAGTGCTCTTTGTTTATTGTTTACTCCTATACATATACCACTTTTACAAAAATGTTCTACTTTTTTTTGCAAGTCATATATATAGGGGAAGATGATAGAGTGCCATTTATTATTTCAACTTTTAACCACTACTTTTGATTAAGTAGTGGTTTTTTTTTGTTTAGTACTTGACTTTTACAAATACTTTCCGTATATTGTAGTATAATCATTCACAAACACATCAAATACTATGGCACTATCTCTTGAAGAACAAATATCACGATTGGAAAAACTACTCCGTAATACTCATAATAACGAGGACTACCTTGATATCTACTCTTGTTTAGTGGAAACTCGTAAGGAAATGGAAGAAAGGACTGCGGACTAATCCACGGGGCCTCTGCAATCAGGGACTTCTCTACCATCTTTTATCTTTGTCCCTATCTGTATATAGTTCGGCCAACAAGCACCTTCTAACTCTTGTTGTTCTATATCTTTTCTTTTTTGTTCTATTGCAGCTAACTTATCAGCTACTCTCTGTTCTGTGGATTGTTTTTTCATAGTATCTTCGTAGTATGATATACAGACTGCGTATCGTTGGTTTTCATCAGGAAATGCTTGTTCTTCTATACTCATACATCTTTGTATAAACTCGTCTTTACTCTCTCCTGCTTTCTTTCTTACTGGCATCTTACCTTACGATATAGGTTCGGTTGTTCTTTTCTATCTTGTATACGTTACGTAAGACGATGGTTCTAAATCCCATCTTGTCCGTATCAAACATAATCATATACCCTTTTGCACCATAGTTGTAGTTGACGTTACCACTTGGCCCTGCAACTGAATACATCTCACGTACCATTCTCCTACCATCAAGTTTCCTTGTGTATATCTTCATCTCTTCATACCAATCAAGTATCATATCCTCAGCTTCTCTTTGACTGATGATAAACTCGTCTTGGAACTTGTATAGGTTTTTTAGGTACGTGTTATTCATTATCTCTAAATCCTTTCATCAGTGCGTGAAACAGGTATCGTCCTGCTAACCCGAAGAACCCACCGATTAGTCCAAGTACCGCTGCCATTGCCATACTTTCTAAATTCATAAATGTAAAGAAGGTTAGTGTACCTCCACTACTAAATGCAATAATATCGTCAGTCATCCTACTCATTTATTTTAGTTTCTAACGAGGATAGTATTCTGTCTTGTGTTTCTGTATGGGTTTGACACGGCATATAAAGTTCTCTACCACCGACCTCGTGTATATGTGTTCCTTGACAACCTATTCTTTCTGCAACTTGTAGTGCTTCTTCTTCTGTTTCGTATAACGGTAGTCCGTCTACTGTTGTTGTAATCTCTAATGATTGTGTTGTACGTATACCTGCTTCACCAGGATATGTGGATGTTATACTTGGTTGTTGGTTTTCTTCTAACTCACCAAGTTCACGCAGTTTGTTTCTACTCCACGATAGTGCTGATTTACCTCCCCATAAAAGGTACGAGATATATCCACAATCGTTTTGTGAGTCTGCGTTATCGTAATATGTTTCTGCTCTATTGAGGTAGGAATGCATCCTCTTTATCGTTTGTAATGAGATGGGTTTGCCGTCTGCGAGTTGTTGTGCACGTACTTTTCCTACCTGTGTTCCACACTTATTGTTATTCTTCTCGTTTAGTTCTATACCTCTACGAGCGTTGTTACGAATGGATTGTCCGTAGTCAGAGTAGGACTCCATCTCTATACGTTCTCCTGACCTTGTACGTTTGTCTTTCTTTATCAGTGCTCGTATTTGTGAGAGTAGAAAGTCAGTTTCCTCGTTCATTATCTGTAAGAGTTCTGTATCATAGAAGTCATTACTACGTTTGACGAATTCATGCTCGAACAAACCCTCGATTGAAAATCCCTGAACCTTACCTGTCTTGACGTACTCGTTCCATATTTCGTCATTCTCTATCTTGAATGTACCCATCCACGTTCCTTCGGGTACTTTTAGTCCATACTTACTTGACTTATCAAACTTACTTTCTTTTATCCAACTTTCTACCAAGTGTACTCCATCTACTCCTTCTTCGTGTTCTATAGTAGCTTGGTCTGTGTATTTCTTTTTCAGGTAGTTTTGTGCAAGTTGTTTGACTGTATCCTTTGAGAAGAATACTTGATATGGTTTACCTTCACCATCTACCCGCATTATCTGTAAGTCAGGTATCAGTATAGGCCCCATTACCAATCGTTGTTCTTTATTGACCTGTGCGAATAACTCCTTCATCTTGTTAAAGTATACAAAGTTAGATTGTATCGCAGGGTCTTCTACGAGGGATATAGCAAATACCTCGTCTGTATCGTCTTTTATAGTAAGTTCGTATATTTCCATATCAGTATAACAATCTTGTTATCATTTTTTTAGAAGTTAGCAGCTGCATTTGCTCTTCTTGTTGCTTGTTGTTGTGTTGTTACGTCTTGGTCTACCACATATGCTCTTACAGGTCGTTGATTTCCTCTCTCTATACTTTCTTGTACTGCTCTACCTGTATCTACTCCTTGTGTATCACCGACTATTTGTGGTGGTATTATTGTAGGTAGTTGTGGTGGTGATGGTGGTGTAAACCCTCCACCTCTTCCTCCACCTCCTCCACTTGCACCCGCTCCACTTGGAACAGGAACTTCAGGTATGTCAGTTGAAAGTATTTTTCTAACGTTTGCAAATCCTGCTGTAATGATTCCTGCTGCAGCTGCTATACCAAATAAACCACCTTGTGCTAATGCCTTGTTTGCTCCTCTAAATGTATCTATGGTTGCTTGTGCCACTGCTAAAGCCTTACCTGCTCTTGAGTTTTCGTTTACCAAGTTTGCAACTGATGCTATACCTATTTGTGCTAGTTCTAACTTTTGGTCATTCTCAAGTTGAGCAAACTCTTCTTTGAGTGAGAGTTGTTTTTCTTCGGTAAGTTCTACTTGTTTTATCTGTGCAGTCTGAAACTTTTTATCTCTTGTCTGTGATTCTGCTTGTAGTTCTGCACGTTGTATAAATGGTCTTTCCTGTATCTCTCGTATATCTCTTTCTGCATCTTCGTAGGGTTTGACGATTGCTCTTCGTATTTGTTCACTACGTTCATCTAATTTAGTTGTGACTGTATCTACTAAATCACCTGCAAGTGTACCAAAATTACTTACTACATCCTTAAATCCATCAGTTACAGTAGTACCTATACCGAGTAGTGCATCTTGTGCACCCTTGAAATCACCATCTTTCAGGTTTGTAATACTATCAACTAAACCTGTGAATACACCTTTGACTGTTCGTATAGCAACAAGAAACTGATTTGTGAAGAATGATGAAACTGATATTACGATGCCTTGTAAGAATGCAAACGCCCTTGACAAACCATTTACGAGTTCCTCGTTTTTTAGTAATTCCTCTGCTAGTGTTGCAAATTGTAATGCAAGAGGTTCTACTATCTTAAATAAACCATCAAGTATACCACTTGCAGCCTCACCTATTCTCGTCAGTGCAGCAGTACCTTCTTCTGTTCGTTTCAGTGATTGTACTAATGCAAGTGCTCCTGCTGATAGAGCGGCAAATACTGCAATCAACGGGTTTGCTGCAAGAACGATAAATGTTTGTCTTAACCCTTGTAGAGATTGACCTAATAAACCTGTTACACCTGATGTATTTGCTAACGCGTCACTAAATCGTAGGGATTGTAGTTGTACCTTTTCTTGTGTATCTCGTAGGTCTTGTAGTTCTTTGGATAAGGTCTTAAACTCTTTTGCGTTCTTTACGGGGTCTAACTTACCAAGTGCGTCTTCTGTACCTGCTATTGCAGAGTTTATATTATCAAACTCACCTGCTGTGGTTTTGACTACTGACTCAAGTTCTTTGATTTCACCTGTGGCTTCATCAGTCTCGGTCTTTATCTCTATCGTGTATGTCTTTTTATCTTGAGCCATATACCACTCGTTTCAATTGTTGCCACGCACTTTTTAGTGTTCGTGGTCTTCCGTATAACCCTTTTGCTCTATCTACACGGTTACTTACTCGGTAGTAGTTGTCTTGGTTTAGTAAGTCTATTATATTCTGTATCATATCAGTATAACAATCTAACAGGATCCTGTTGTGATGATTTCACCTGTATTTGGGTTTATTTGTATGGCTAAACTACCTGTTTCACCATTTATATCTTGTGTTGCTACAGGGTACCAATACTCAAATCCACTTGTAATACCTTCAGGGAATGTATTGACTGACCCACTATCTGCGTATACAATTTGTCCTACCTCTATATCATCTATACTATCTATCTGTATGTATATTGGGTCTGCTTGTGTACCTCCATAGGTTGTACTACACGCAGTTGATTGGTTAGCAAATCCAGCATCTCCTGGCCCTGTTACTGTAAATAATTCAAGTAATTCACCCGTACATTCAGCACAAGATTCGTATACTGGCCCTACCAAGTCAATTGTAATAAATGGTTGGTCAGGGTTTTGTTCTGTAAGTTCGTAACAAACACCACCTGCTGTTTGTATAATATCGCCTACTTGTAAGGACATAGACGATTCAAGTATTGTACTTATTTGTCCTGTTTCACACGATGAACCCGTCCAATATGTTGGCCCTGGTGCTAAGGTTGTAGTTGATGTAGTTGTTGTTGGCCCTGCAGTTGTAGTTGTACTTGTAGTTGTACTTGTAGTTGTAGTCGTTGTAGTGGCGTTACAGTCGTATATATCAAGTATTTCACCACTACCATTTATTTGATATGAGAATGTTGCGTTTGTACTGTTCGTATCCATAATACCATACCACGCAGGATTTCCGTTAAACAGACCATTAAATGTTTGTGTCAGTTGTTCGTCAGTATAAATTATACTACCTACGATTAGTGAACTATCATCACTATATACTGTAATGTTCGTAAGGGTGTTGCATTGACCTGCTTGTTGTGTACCTCCATCTCCTTCATCTTGTGATGAGTAATATACGAATGTACCAGGTGGTAGTGTTGTCGTAGTTGTACTTGTAGTAGTGGTTGTTGTTGCTTGACTACAATCTCTTACTTGTGTTATACCACCACTATTGTCTATTCTAAATGTAAAGTTTGGTAGTCCTGATGAACCAGAGTTTATACCATACCATTCATTTTGACCTGTAAATGTTGATGTAAGACCACTATTGGTATAAATGATTGTACCACTAACGAAACTTTCTACGTCACTTACATCTGTATATACAGGGTAGTCATCCACCATACCATTTGCACACGCAGTATCACTTGTAGACCCACCTGAACCGTTGAAGAAGTTACTGAAATATCCGTATACACCTGGTGGTAAGGTTGTAGTTGTTGTTGTAGTTAGTGGGTTTAGGTTGTTTATTTCCCACTCAACAGAGTAACTATTGAAGTTTTCTATTTGTACTCCACCATTCAGTAATACGCTACTACTTTCACCTGCGTCTATAAATAATGACCCACTCAACGTATTATCCGGTGTTCCATCTATGAGTAGTGATGCTGTGTAATCAAATGTTGCGTCTATATCAAATGAAATATCTGATGCAATGGATGTTAGGGTAGATGGTGTTGCTATCTCTATGTTAGAAGATGAAACAATATTAGTACTTGCAGGTATATTGTTTACCCTAAATAAGTCATCATCATTACCACTAAACTTGATTCTTGCAAATGCTACAGGTTCAGTAGATGTATTATCAAAATCTAATGTTACGTTTCTTGTATATACTGGCACATCTACGGGATTTAGTTCCCAAGTGAATGACCACGAGAAGTATTGTGAAAGTGGTTGGTCTGTTACTACTGGTAAACTGAATGAACCTGTATTGGTTCTAAATATCTCACCTGATGTAGACCCACTTACTACGTTATTGAACGCGTCTGATTGTGTATAATCTAATCGTATTGTACCTCCTCCTGCAAATCCAAGGTCAATATCTATATCGTTTACTCCACCTGAACCTGTAATGAGTGTTTGTAATGATTGTGTTACGTAAGTCGTTTGTCCTTGTATATTGTCTATACGGAAAAGGTTAGGGTCATTATCACTAAATCTTACTCTTGCAAAATCGTAAGAAGAGGTCGTATTGTTTATGACTGTTAGTGTTACATTTTCCTCAAATGGAGGTATTGTCGTTGTTGTTGTACTTGTAGTTGTTGTAGTAGGTGCCATTGTAGTTGATGTTGTTGTAGTTGATGTTGTTGTAGTTGTTGTAGTCGTTGTTATACCACTACAAGATTGTTTATCTGTAATTATACCACCTGTAACAGTTATATATTCATCTGTGGATAAACGATATGTTCCATCGTCTGCTGGTGTTGTTCCTGCAATACTATCGTAAGTGTTACATCCTATATCGGTGCATTGTGCGTATAGTATAGAACTTGTAGGTTCAAAACAAATACTATCATCTGTACCAACCTCTGATGCTATAAATTGACTTGGTTGTACGGGTGCAGGACTCCATCCATTCGTTGTAGTACTTGTGGTTGTTGTGCCTGGTGCAGGTGGTTGTTGTGCACTTGAACCTAAATCAAATACATTTTGGTCTACTGGCCCTATAAGTTCCAAGTTACACGTTCCATCTTGCAAACTATAATTGTTGATTGCTCGTAGTTGGTATAAGTTTCCTCTAAATGATATGAGGTCATTTAGTTTTGTCTCAAAGTATTCTGCTAATGGTAGTACTGCACTTACTCGTACCAACCTTGTTCTTGGGTTGTATAAGAACTCTACGTACTGACTCCAATACTGACTATATAAGTTTTGTTGTGGTTCTTGTCCGTATGGGTTTCTTTCGTTGAAGAACAGTAAGGACTTTGACCCTGATGATGGAACTTGTCCACTTTCAGCGGAGTAATGGTCTACATAAGGTATTTGTTGAAATCCTACACTCTCTATATTTGTGGTTCCTTCTTGGTATCCTTCCACATAGTATCCCTCTGATTCTAATAAACCATTCCAAAAGAATATACGTGGTTTACTTGTAGCAGGGTTATACTCTTCGTCTTTTATGATGGTCGGTATGTATAGTGCTCTTTTAGCCATTACGGTGCAATTAGTCCACACTTTGCTCTACTTATCTGTACGAGTTCACCTGTAAATTGGTTCACATCGTAGATAGGTAGGATGTCTAATGTATCATCTTTCGCGTATACAAACCCTGTGGTTGGTTGTGTAAGGTATAAGTCATCGTATAGTATATCACCGACTTGTAAACTTGTATCGTTTCTACTTATCCATTTCGGTACTGCTATTGCGGTACACACTTGATTGACATTATTACCTAACTTGACAGGTATAGGGTAGGAGTCAGGTATATCTATTGACCCACTCAATCCTGTTCCTTGTACGTAGACGAGTGGACTGACCCCAAATCCACTCTCTACGACTTTTTCTCCCTCTGAATAAAAGTTTTGTGTATCGGTATAGTATATCTTACCGAACTCTCTGTTGTTTAGTTTATCAAACTGGTCTGCGGGGTAGTCCACATCAAGTGTATCACCAAATTGTAGTTTTTTATACCCTTCGTTGTTTATCGGTATGACCTCCATACGTTTTGAGAGGTCTACGTAGTCATCCCAATTACGAGTAGTATAGTTTTTTATGTAGTCATTATAGGTTTCTATGACGAACTCTTTTGGTTTTGTCTTTGATGGGTAGATGACCAAGTTATACTTTTTCTGTATGGACTTAATAAATTCTTCTTGTAAGACGCCATCTGTTCCAAAAGGCATATTAGTAGGGATGTCTATTGTTCGTTCGTCTGCTCCTTGATTTACCTTGTCTATGGCGATATAAGAGTCTGTATTGTTATCAGGTGCAATTGTTATGGTTGGATATATTGAACCTGTTGCCTGTGCTCGTATGCTAAATCTATATCCGTTAGGGTCTACGTCATCAAACTTGAAGAACTCTTCTGTTTCATACTCCCTATCACCGTACTTATTCACTTGTGTTAGTGTTTGATTCACTAAATCATTTAGTCCGTTCAACGGTATTTGCTTGTATACTGCGTTTGATGCAGTACTCATAAGTTGTAGGTAAAATCGTATTCTCTCTTCAGCCATCAGAATAAGTGTTTATATTGCGAGTATTCACCCCAATACTCATCTACTATAACAAACTCCTTTGAGTATATACTGAAATGTGATGTATAATGGTGTCCGTGATTGACGTGTACTGCGGGGTTCTTACATTCCCACTGTATTCTTGTTATATCTTGTGGTTCTACTAATCCTGCTCCAACTACTAACGCGTTTTGTAGGGTTTTTTCCATATGAGTTATTGCATCCGATAAGTGCATCGTCATTTGATGGAATGGTTCATCATTTTGTTTTCGTGGTTGCCAACCATCTTTACATAAACCCATATAGTTCATATTGGTTAGTACTTGACCTTTCTTGAATGGTTTATAGTCAAAGTATCCTTCAGGGTATAGTACATCGTGTTCCAAGAACGAAACGTACTTGTATTTTCCTATTTGTTTCGCGTTATATAGTAGTTGTAGTATCTGTAATACTTGATTGACGTGACCGTAGTTGTTAGTCCAACTTATGTACTCTGTAAATGGATTGTCTTTCTGTCTTTGCCACATACAGGTCAGGATGTCTGCTTTACCGTGACTTGATTTTTGTAAAGTTTGTAGTACCTGTTTTATAGTGGCTTGTGTTTCAGGTTTGTTGTTGTTGGAGTAGAATATACCTAGTTTATTGACTTTTGTGTTCTGTATGTTTACCCACGTGTTCTCTCTATACTCTTTATTGTGTTTGTCACCTTCATATTCCCATTCTAACGATAGATATTTGACTGTACCAGGGTTAGTATCACCTACGATGTTATTGTTGACGAGAAGGAATAAATTGTTATTACTTACTTTGTCTTGTACTTGGTTCGTACAATCTTTACCACCGTATGTTGCTTGTATTATTTTCACAGTAGTACACTCACTTTTTCTGTTTTCTGTACCCACTCATAGTATTTCTTACTAGCAGTTTCATCTTTGATGTCTAAATCAAGGTTGTAGGGTAAGGAGTTCATATACTTTGCTTTATGAAAGTATCCCTTACTATTACTTGTTACACCTGCGTTGTGCATTATATAGCACTTATCGTATTCTTTTATAGGTGATGTACCCCAACTAAACTCCAAGTCAGTATGACATTCTGTCAGATGGCCTTTCTTCCACCCGTTCCATAGTACTGCCCACATATCAGCACACCATATTTGTAGTTCGTGGTGGGATGGGTCTTCTTGTTTCTTCTGTCTATTTAGTTCACTTACCTGTACGAACAAGTCCTCACTATCTCTTTCTACGTCATTCCAAAAGTCAGCATCTATGTTTTTGAGGATGTATTGTGCTCCTATACTATTATCGTTGTTGTCTATAACAAGTTGTGGGTCTATGTCTATGACCTCTACCATTTTATCGAAGACATCCTGACCCTTACCGATGATGTAATCGTAGGATATATACCATTTAGTATCTGACCCATACCATATATCATCATTCGTAAATTGTTGTAGGTCAAGTGGTTTAGTGAATATAATATCGCAATCGTGGTAGAATAACGTTTCGTTTTCCAAGTAAGGGTGTTGTGTAAAGTGTTGTTTGAGTATATTAGGTCTAATACTACTAATATAGTCCTTACGTTCCCTTGTATCTTTGTAGAAGAAGAACCTTGCTGCGTATCCGTGTCTTAACTTATCCCACTCTTCGGGTAGTTCTCCTTCGTTATGGCATACAATATCTACATAGTTCAGGTTTATACCCATTTCTATCATATTGTTCAGTAGAACCTCTACCTGCCATGCGTAATATGTTGTTGCTGGTTGTGCTGAAATAAATCGTACCATTTTTTCCTCCTTTGTTTGTTTGTTACATCCGCAATCTTCTTCCATTATCATATCCCTCCACATATTGCTGTTTGTATTACTAAACCTTGATTTACGACTTCGTGAACGTATGTACCGTCTGCATAAAATCCTGGTGGTGCAAAGTTTGTACCTGCGGAGTTTGTGTATATTCTTGTTACATTGAGCCATGATGAGTTATTACCATAGTATATATCAAAACTTGGGTAGTTACTACATGCTGTATTTCCATCTGATGCATCATACGCAATACCTGAAAATGCTTCTGTTGCAATTGTTGTAGTAGTAGTTGTTGTAGTTGATGAACAATCTACGATTTCTTTTACTTCACCACCAATATCTATTCTCATTGCGTATTCTGATTGTCCTGCTGTATTAGATAATCCATACCATTTACCCGTAGAACCATTACCACCATTCCACGCATTTGTTAGTAAATCATTACTATACAGAATATCACCAACAATAATACTTTCTACATTTGCTCTGTTTGAGTATATGTTGCCTGTTGTAATTGAAGAACACGCATCTCCACTTGTTAATGAACCTGCGTCTTGTGTTGTATTTACTTCGTGTTGTATACCAGGTATAGTTGTTGTTGTAGTCGTAGATGTAGTGGTAGTCGTTGTAGTAACAGCAGGACAAGTTGTTCCATTGTCTTGTAGGGTACTGAAGCTCGGACCACCAACATTATAGTAGTTTCCACCGGTGGAAAGAACTGTATATCCACTATCGTTAAACCACACGTTGTTTCCTTGTGCATCTGTAAAAAGCATTTCGTTGGTTGTTAGTGAGTCAGCGTATAATACTGATGAACTTGCTGGTGAGTTACAAGCTTCATATGCAGTTGTACCCAAGTCAAATGTGAATTCTGTAAGTGGTGCAGCCGTAGTAGTTGTCGTTGTAGTCGTAGTTGCATTACAATCTACCCAGTCAATGATTTGACCTGAGTTATTAATTTGTACGTAATACCTTACTTGTGGGTCTATATCATCCGATACCCCATACCATAAACTTTGTCCTACAAACACATTTGTTAATGATAAATTATCATATACAATTTCTCCTATACATGCAGACGTTTCTACTGATTTACCTGTGCCACTTAAATATATTAGATATTGTAGTATACTTTGATCTTGACAAGATGTAATACCACCGTCTCCTTCTAGCTGATTAGAAAATACTTGCGTAGATGGTGGTAATGTAGTAGTAGTTGTTGTTGTAGTCGTAGTTGTAGTTGTTGTTAAACTTGAGCACAAGGACATATCTATTACATTACTATTTTGTATGCTTGCCACGTATTCACCGCTATTACTCAAGAAACCTTCTTCAATAAAGTTGTTAGTACCTGCTAAGAAGAAGAACGTGTTGTCTTCAAACTCTGGTTCATATCCTTCTACGTTTATACTTGAACCTACACCATTACACGCGTCATTGAAGTTAGTGGTAGTTGATGTTACACTAAATAAGTATCTTGGAGCCTCTGTGGTAGTGGTAGTTGTAGTAGATGTCGTAGTTGTAGTTGTTATGCTTGAACATAGTGTCATGTCTATAACATTACTGTTTTGAATACTAGCTACATACTCTCCTTCGTTGCTTAGGAAACCTTCTTCAATAAAGTTGTTTGTACCTGCCAAGAAGAAGAATGTATTATCTTCAAACTCTGGTTCATAACCTTGAACTTGTATAGATGAACCAATACCTGCACATGCATCGTTAAAGTTAGTCGTGGTTGATGTTACATTAAACGTAAAACGTTGTGCTTCAGTCGTAGTAGTTGATGTTGTCGTAGTTGTTGTTGTCGTAGTTGTTGTTGTGGTTGCAGAACAATTCTGTAATCCTGGTGCAAGTACTATACCTGTATCAAGTTCTACATATTGGTTTTCTCCTATTTTTAAGAACCCATTACTCAATCCTACAATTTCATCGCCTGTACTTACTGTACCTGAACTATCGTTGTCTATGACTGTATAGATTGTATTACTGTCATCTCCACAAGCAATTTGAGAGTTACTATTTGTACCTGTGTCTCCTCCCAATACTGTGAATTGTGGTATAGTTGTTGTACTTGTAGTACTTGTAGTACTTGTAGTTGAAGTTGTACTTGTGGTAGTAGATGTCGTTGTTGTTGACCCTGTTGGTGGTATGATTGGCCCGAATGGAGGACACGTAGTCGTTGTTGTTGAAGGTAGTGGTTGATTAAGAACTGAACCACTAATGTTTAGTACTAACTTTACTCGACCTGTTAGGTTTGTTTGTCTCTTTACCGAGTATGATGTATTTGGTATAAATGAATTGTCCTTATCTTCTTGTACGGCTACCCAATTCAGTAATCTATTAGTATTGGGTACAAGGTTTATATCTACTCCTGACGAGTTTGATTCTGGCCCTACCTTTATTACACCGAATGATTCTAAATCTTGTTCGTTATATACAGGATATTTTTTATCTCTGTCAAGTAAGACATAGGTATCGTCTAAATTACCATCCTCTATAAATGATGATGAGTACGTAAATCCACTACCACTGAATATTGCATCCCATATTCTTCGTGTTTTCAGTGCAGGCTTGAAATCTTGTACTGTTAGTCCACCTCTACAATGATTGACTCCTAAATCTCTTGGTTTTCCTGTATATCGTATGTTCTGTCCGTAATCTACAAGTGGGTATACAATATCTCCACCGAAAAGTCCACCAGTCCAACTACCCGTGATGTTTGCTAATGATGAGGTATGGTTGTAGGAACTCAAACTACTTAAATCTGTCAGGTACGATTGTCTAATCTCCTTTGCAAATGAGGAAAGTAGACCATATAACTTGACCTCATAACTCTCTATGTACTTGTTTTCGTATAAGTTGACCTTCGTTAGTTGGATATACCCTTGTAGTGGTATAATCCCATCAAAGTCAAAGTAAGCGTCTACCTTTTGGTTTGTAGTAAAGGTAAAGGGGTCTTCTACACTTACATCGTATACGTGCTTGAAGAAGTTGTTGTTTGTTTTTGTTCCTGGTAGTAGGATGGTCTTGGTAAAGTCACTCGGTAGTGTTCCAAAATCAAATATCTCCGTAGTATTATCACTGATGAGGATATTTTCGTCATCAAAGATGTCTAACGCACTACCACTTGCAATGAGTCTATACGTAAATGATTGTTTGGAGTTGAGTCCCATATCCTATAACACAAGTTTATACGGTACTCCCCATCTAAATTGTAGGGTATACTGTATGAGTTTATTTACTTGTCCTGTTTTGAAGGTTAGGTTAGATGTCTGTATTGTTAGTGGTCGTAGTTGTTCTTCACCTGACAATATGTCATATATCCAATATATTTCATCACTTACCAACATCTGTTTGAAGAGTTCGTTGTAATCTTCACTTACATAGTCGGTATTTACCACCATCGTTTGGTCTGTATCTATCAGGTAGTTCTGTGTTTGACTTTCGTATTGTTCGTATGAGAACGTCCCACCTTCCCACTGTCCTAATTGTGGTTGGTATTGTTGTCTACTCACGTTGAAGGTCTGTCTACTGACTAAATTGAAGTTGAAGTAGTCAAACGTTCCGTATCTATTCTTGTATTTTACTCGTATGGGGTCATATTTCCTCGTACACTCACGATCGTATGTAATTGGTAGTCCAAGTGGGGTTGTAGATTGAAACGCCTGTACGGTCAAAGTATCGGTGTTTGTAGGGGTAAGTGTAATCTTCTGTATTTGTTCACTTGTACTTTGTGAACCACTTACTGTATAATCTGTTGTACCACTATCGTCTATGACCCTTACTTTATCAGGGTTTACACCATCTATGTTTTGTGAGTATACATAAATGTCTATTTGGTCTCCATCGTTGAATGATTGTGTATCAGGCCCGTCTGTTAGTAGTGGGTAGTGTGGTGTTTTGAGTGTTATACTCTCGTTTATACTTTCTCCCCATAGTCCATATCCATCTATTACTAGTCTTGTACTTGATTGTACGTGAGAACTTGTGACGAAGTTATTGGACGAGTCCCTATACCCGTAGTATGTATCTAACGCGTAGTAGTATACTTGTGAGGGGTTTTCTTGTACTGATTGAGTAAAGAGTGAGTTGATGACCTTACTTACATCAAATATACCTGTGTTAGATTGGTTAGGGTATTTAGCAAATGTAAAGTTAGGTACTGACCCTTGATTAGTTGACCCACCTTGCCAGTAGTATAAATCACCGAAATATTGGAATGAACCCGTAGCAGTTATACTTGTGTCTGTCTCTTCTACCGAGAATACGATAGGTGATTGTGAAAGTGATACTGTTGTGGGTTGTTGTTTTATACTATACGCCATAGTCCGTGTGGTTTCTTACTATAACACACCAAATTTGTTTTCTAACGAAGGGTTAGGATGACTTAAACCCTGCACCTTGAAAGAATGTGTCTATATTCTCTGTCATAGGTTCAAGTAATTTGTCTATACCCTCTTGTTCCGCTAGTTCATCTAACGCAACTTGTAAGTTTTGGTCAGGGTCTTCCCATGCAATGTCTGCAAAGGGTCTAGCCTGCATTTTATAGGTTCCGTTGTGTACGAAGTATCCGTATCGTGCGTCATTTGGTGCTATTTCAAGAAGTATATCATATCCCTTCTCTTTCTTACGTACCATCTCGTTAGGTTTGTTGTTTCTAACGATTGCTGTAAGTAAGTTTCCTGTATCATACGCTCGTGAGGACTTGGTCTTTCTGTATTTTGGATAAGGTACACCAGGATATATAGCCTTGGCTGCTGACTTCTTGTATGCCTTTGCTACTTGTTCTAATGTCTTCATTAGTCAAAGAACTTAATGAGACACCTGTTCCTATCGTTGTGTACTCGTAAGGTAAAGTCTGCTGTAAATCCTGCTAACTTATTATCAAATCTGTCAAGGAATGGTGTATACGTTATAGATGTAATGATATCAAATCCACTTACCGACCTTGCAGTATAGTTGGTTAGGTCATTTAGAATGCCAAGAGTATTAGCATGAATATCAACAACATCATCAGTACCGTAGAAAGGTATGTCTTGTTGGTTGTCTGTTCCTTCACTTTCGTTTGCGTTGTATTTTATCTTGTCTGCAACCAATAATTGTATCACGTAGTCTGTATAGCTTTCATCTACCGATAATGATGAAACAAATACATTACCGAGTGGGTATATAGGGAAGGTTTCATCATCTAAATCAAATAAATCCCCTTGACTCACTCTTTCTATACTTGGATGTAAGTTCATCAAGTCCTTAAAGTAGTTGACTATGTTATAGTATAACGCGTAGTTAGTATCGGTATTCTTAAATATAGGATTCAGGTTACTCATAGGTTGATGCCACTGAAGTACTGATTACTTTGGTCAGGATATACTTGTGTTGAGTTTCCTACTGACTCCAAGAACTCTGGTAGTTCGTTTGAGTATGCAATAAGGAAGTCCTGAAGCCTCGTTGCATAATACTCTGCGTTATCACTTGCTTTACCTTGTAAGTAGTCCAACTCATTCTTTGATGGTGCTACTGATGTTTCTGATTGGTGTTTTTGTGCTCCTGCACTCTTGAATTGTATACTAGCAAATGGTATGTATTCTGTACACGCGTACCAGATAAGAGTTGGTTTGATATATTCAGTCATCAACTCACTATATCTCCCTGTAAATCCTGTACCGTTAGTTATATCGTCTTGTAGTTTGTTGTATAGTACTGTACCGATAAGGTTGAGTATATATTTTTCTTGTGCCGTTCTTACAAAAGGTAGTAATTGGTCTGCATCAACTGCTCCACCGAGTGGTGAGGTCTTTATGATGTCGTTTCGTGTAATAAATAATGCAAAGGCACTCATAATATCTCGTATTCTTCTGATGAGAATGCTTTAGAAGGGTTTAGTAGTAGTTCTTCTTCTAATTGTTCTTCATCTTGGGTTTCTGTGTTTATCATCGCGTCATTTACATCCTCTTCTACCTCTTCTACTGTTTGGTCTGTATCTTCTGCGGTGTCTGATAATATAACAAGTGGTGTTAGTTGTTCTATATACAAATCTCTTTCTCCGTACCCACCTTCAAGTAACGCGTAGTATAACGCGTCTAACACTAATGACTGAAAGGGTTGTATCGTCATCGTTTGGAAGATGGAGTATGCTGTCTTCATCTCCTCTGACTGACTACTAAATCCGTTGTTAGCAGTTCGTATACCGAATAACAGAGGACTTACTATTCGGTGAGCTACTAATATCCTGTCTTGTGCATATTCTGCTACATATTGGTATTTCTCGTGTAGGTTCTCTACTTGTATACTTTCTACTGTTGGTGCTGCCTCTTTATCATCGTTGAAACTTACCATAAACCTACCAGCGTTCTTTGTACCTGTGAACTTGTGTTCTATCATATTCTCTATGACATCTCGTTCTTCGGGTGCAGGTACTCCATTGTTCAGGTTTACCATAACAAGTGGTAAGAACCCGTTTTCTATGTTGTTTATGTGTAAGTTAGATAGTTCTGCTTCTACTTGTGAGAATTGTAACGCACTTATCCAATCAGGTAGTGAGTAATAAAATCTGTTCGGTTCGTATTCTTTGATGTATAGTATCTCTCGTTCTTCTGTACTTGTGGCAAACGCAGGTATCTTTATCTTTTGTTTCTGTTTCCTCATATCACTCCAATCCGTACAGTAGTAGTAGTTTTCTACTTGTGGAGTCATCGTTATCTTCTCTGCTCGTAGTAGTTGTACTGGTATGTGAGAGAGTTTGACTATCTTTGTATGTTCTTTATTCCACTTGACCTGCCATGCAGCATTACCATATAGTTTTAGGTCAAAGAATACCTTTCGTAGTTCATCACCCTTGACTAATCGTTGTAGTTGTGGTGAAAACTCTTCATCGTTTGTTGCTAACCCTTTTCCGTATAATAAGTCAGCAGTTCCGTCTATACAGGCTGCGTTCGTTGTAGATGTGTTATACGCGTCTGTAAGTTTTTCGTAGTAGTCATCTTGACTTTCTATACCAATCGGTATCCAATCGTACCTTGTCTTTGTATCTTCTTTGATATCAGGTACGTCTTGACGAGTTAGTTGTAGGACGGATAGGTTCTTGTTTTTTTTCATAAGATTATGTACTCATTTGCGCTGATTGAGGAGGAGTAGTTGTTTCGTTGTGTTTTATATTCTGTTTTATCTATACTTTGTGAACCGAACACTTGTATAGTTCCTCTCCATATTGTAGTATCGTTGTCTTGTATTGTTGCTCTATATTCTGTGCCTTCTGAACCTGATATACTTGCAGTAAATTCAAGTAGGTTTTCGTAAGGTGTAAAAGTATAGCTACCTGATAGGTCTACTGAACTTGTTACGAGGGTATACATATTCTCTAACTCCAAAGTTAGGTTTCCTGAACCTGTATCCTCTGTTCGTATTGCAAATCCGTCTGTTTGTGATGTATAGTAGGTCAGCATAGCGTGTAAAGTTGTCTATACTATAACAACTTACCTCGTATTTTTCTATTGGGTATAAAAAAACCCACCCCGGAGGATTGAGGTGGGTTTGTTGTGGTGTGTGAAAGTTCGTGCTTACGAAGGAACTATTGTAGGTGGAGTTATACCTGCAAACGGGTCATCAGCAGTACTACCACTAATGAATGATGCGGGGTTCTTTTCTTCACCTGTCATGGTTATAGAATATCCATATAAATCACCAAGTGCTGCTCCTGTTTGGATTGTACCTGCGGTGAGGTCACATCCTTCTGCTAAACCTGCTATGAGTGATTCACCGTTCTTTGTATGAACGATGATTTGTGGTCTACCCTTTGCTAAAAGTTTTAGTTGGGTAGTCATCTCGTTAGTTAGTTTTTTGAGATTTAGGGTTAGTTCTTGGCTATAGAATGTTGTTCCATTTTCCCTTGACGAATTAACAGTTTCTGTATAAGCACTTGTACCTTTCAGTTCGTAGTAGTAAACTGTTGAGCCTGAAGGTAGTGCAGTCACCAAGTCATCACTGTCTTGTGTGAATGAACCTGTTGAGTAGTTGATGAAATAAACTCCTTGTAATCCACCAATACTTTCCTTGCAAACCTCTTGTCTACCTGCTGTTAAGTTACATGTTGTGCTCATGGTTGTATCCTGTTAATGGTTATTAGTATGCTCCGTAGTAAACGATGTCTTTACCGATTGCGAATTGTGTACCGGCAGTATATCGCATGATGACACGGAAGTTCTGTGAACCATCCAAGTCAGCCATATCCAATACTTTGACCTCGTTGTAATCACTCATTAGTCCTGTACCGAAGAACAAGTTTGATTTCTGTGCTGCTACAATCTTGTTAGCGGATAAACCAGGTGCGTGTACGATTTCAATACCGTTGAAGTTGTATGGTTTCTCACCTACGTTAAGTTGGTTGTTGAATGACCCTACGTTCGTTTGTCCTGCAAGTGCTTCTTGGTATGCCTTAGCTACGTTTGTAGAAGCGTAGATAAGTAAGTCTTCTTTACCGAATACTGTATCAGGGATTGTTTGGTATACACCGTTGAGTGTGTCAATTACATTTGATGATGTTACTGAACCTGAAATGATTGCTCCATCAAGTTGTGCTGCTAATACATCGTCTGCTCCACCTGCTGCAACTGATGCAGAAAATGCAGTTTCAAATCCACCAAATTCACCGTTAGTAGAAGCAGAACCTTGCCAGATAGAAATTTCTGTTGCTTCTGCTACTTTACCACCTACATACGAAATGAGGTAGTCAGTGAAGGATTGTGGGATATTATCAAATGCAGAAAATCCAAGTGATAGTGCTTCCCAAGACTGAACGAAGTTCTGCTTGCAAAGTTCTAGGTTTACTTGTAGTTCCTTTGGTTCAAGGATTCGTTCACTTACTGCGACTGAACCACTTGTTGCGAAGTCACAGGATGCGTCTTGTACAATACCTGACACATCAAGTTTCTCCATTACTTGTCTGTATTTTACGTTAGGGACGATTGTTACTAACTCATTATCAAGTGTTTTAGCACTCAACAATGCAGCTGCAACGTAGTCACCTGCAAATTCACCTGCGTACGTAGTAGTTACGGTAGGTAAACTCATATTTTGTTGTTTTTTCATTTGTGTCTCCTTAAAATGATTTGTTAGTTATATAGTTTTGCCAATACTCTCTCGTGTGCTGACATTACTCTATTTGGGTTAGTAGTTTTACCGAAGGTCTTACGTGACATCTCAACAGGTGCTCCTGTTAGTTTATCATCATCTTCCTCTTCTTCCATTTCTTCTTCTACTGGTTCTTCCATTAGCTTCTTCTCAATCTCTTCAAGACGATAAGTCATTTCTTCAAGTTTCTTTTCAAGAGTAGAAACTTTATCTTCTTCTTCCTCTTGTGCTTCCACTTCTTCTGTCTCCTCTGTCTCAAATTCAACTGTGTTTGCTTCTGGTTCATCAGTAGTATTAGGTAGTGGTTCTACCTCTTTTGTCTCGGCTTGTAGTTCTTCAACAGGTTCACGCTCTGTGATTCTGCCTTCTTCTACGATAATGATAAACCGTACCTCGTTTCCTTCTTCGTCACGTAGGGTAAGTGTATGTTCGCCAGCAGGTGCAGGTGATTTCTCACCATCTTCACCAACGACCTCTACAGGTTCTCCTACATCAAAGGAAGGACTTTCTAATACTGTTCCATCATCAAGACGAGCAAAAGCAAGATTGACTTCCTCTTTCTTTACGGAAAGAAGTGTCATTATTTTACTTAATACTGTGTCTGAATTCATAGTTGTCTCCTATGGGTTATTGTTTCTGTTATAACAAAGTAGATGTGTTATTTCTACTTTGAGTTTTGTTGGGCGTGTTCTTGGAGGCGTTTT